CAACATAGTGCGATGTTCTAAAAACGGAGTTTGTTGTCCCCATCCAACTTCAACTGTAAAATCTCGTTCTTCTGCGAGATCGACAATTCTGACGTAATTGGTATTATATTCATTCGTAAGAGCAACTGATGGATCATAAACAATCTTCAATCTTCCTTTGTGAAAAGAAGATGCTACCACTTGAAAACGATACTTCATTGTTCCTCTCCAATGCCTAAATGGCAAAGCAGCAAAACAACATGCAGGCATGTGATATTCAGTTGTCGTTCCTTGAATGAGTTCATTCCAAACTACTGGATTTACTTCGGTATTCCATAGTAATGATTCCGTAGCAGCAGCAACTGGCCACGCAAATTGAGTCAAAAAACTCTCTCTTGTGGATATATTTGAAATGGTCATTTCATCTGTACCATCCAAACCAAATGTTCGTGTATCAACTGTCAATTCTTGTTTTGAATCTAACGCCAACTTGTTAGAGGTATCTATGGCATTTGTATTTGCCATGTTACCTAAATATGTTGGTTTATAACTTCTAATAGGCTCAACATCTATCGGCCTTGAATAACCGAATGTTTTCGCTATAGCAGATATTGCTGATGCACCAATTTGTGTTGCTGTAGCATATGGTCCTATAGTTGGTAAGGACGATAACATACCAGCTGCTTTGGCAATGAATGCGGCAGGTGTGGAAATAATTCCTTTACCGTATTCATCGTTAGCACCAATCTCTCCAGCTTGAGGAGCAATAGCGCCAGGTTGATTTGCAGTAGGAATTGATAATACAACATCCTCTGCCCACGCAAATACCGAAACTGAAATATCTCCTGTAGCTCCGTTTGCGTGTTTAAGCTCTTGCATACCATGAATAATGATTTGTCCCATTTCATTCCATTCAACATCTGGAATATCAATGGCATTATTCTGTTTCACAAAAGGCAAACACAACATTCCACCTTGTGAATTGGTAGGATCAAGAAAGATGTGTGGACGTTGTGATGCCTCAACCACATCTTCTATGAAAAAA